TCGATATTCAAATATAGCAATAGGGTAGTTGTCCCGATCTGCTATATAAAAACGTCTGTCTTTTACAATCAGTTGATGATCTTCAAATTGGTGTTGAAGCAATCTCATGAATTTGCTTTCGTTTGGCGAAAGTAAATTTAGTTGTCTGATTCTGTCCGCATCATTGTGATAGCGGATTTTTTCGCGCTGCCTTTCATTGTAGTTTAGGTACACATTTCTTGTTTTCTTTATGGTTTCTTTCGGTTTTTCTTGCCTAGAGTCTCTAAGCAAATAACCAACAATAAATCCCAGAATAAGACAAAAGATTGCTAGTCCCATTATTCATCTTTTCCTAAAACATCTTGTCGGTATTTAAGAACTTCTTCTGCTTTTAAATTTTGCAGGTGATATTTAATAAGTGCATGAATTACATCACTTTCCGCCATTAAGCTTTTTTTCTGAACAACAAACTTCATTAAGGTTTCCTTAACAGCTTCTACTTCATCCGTTCGTAGCTTGTAGACTTTGCTCATTTTTTCAATTTTCCGTTTAACAGTTACCAAGTTAATTTTAACCCTATTTATTAGTTGACAAGTTACCTGTAAACTTTGTTTAATACTTTAAACCAAGTTACTAGGTAACTTTTGCATGAATAATTATAGTTTCTCAGACTCTCAATCTTTTACTCAGGCTGCTTTTAACAGGGTGGCAGAGCTTGTTTCTCAAAATGGCCAATGTGCATTAGATAACTTTGTACCTGCTTTCTCCACAGAGCAGTGCTTAGAGCATTTGGCATTTGTTGCGTCAGAAATGGCTTATGACTATTCGTTGATTGATGTTCATTCAGATTTATACAAAAAAACAAACGCTGAATTAAAAGAAGAAATGGGGGATTGCTAATGAGAATTTTAAGCATCGTTCTAGGATCTGTTGATGTTGAGTGCCCAAAGTGCTTCTCAAGATTTCATCACCAGTATTTGCCATTTCATATGTCTAAGTGTGAGGGCTGATTCATGGCTAAAAAGACTGATCAAAAAACAACCCAAACCCGTAAAAACACGGTGGAAAGCCCTAAATCTGCACAATTCTTCTCAGCAGAATCTAGTCGCCTGACTGATTTTTCTACCCCCATTTATAATATGGGGGTTACGACATTGGACTCTCGTCTCCAATATGATGAATTCACCTTTCCTCGTCGCCTAGACAATTGCAAAATGGTTCTCACGGAGAAAGGAAATGTTCCAGTTTTACATTCTGTACCATGTGATGAATATGGGATTGCTTCGCACGATTGGATTACTTTTGGATTTTGTCAGTCAACTTTAGGCCAAGAATATTACTCACTTGATCCGATGACTGCTGATTCAGAGCTAACCTATGGAATAGAAACGTTTTTAGATCATCATTTGCATGAAATATTCGGCTTCGGTCTTGGTGAAAAACGACAAAACGGTATGCATAACTATAAGTTTGCATATGAATTACAAGACAAAATGGGCATGGTTTTATACGGTCATAGCTCTCGTCGCATTTCAATACAAATCAATGGTACTGGGTGTGCTTTAGCTCGTAAGGGTTGGCAAGTCCGTTTATATCAATACCTCACGTCTTACCAAAAATTTTATGATCCTCAAACAGGTTTCTTAAAAGAAACTGGCCCACGTGAACCTAAATTAACTCGTGTCGACCTTGCCTATGATGACTTTGAGGGGCAATACATCACTGTAGATATTGCAGATGAATGGGATGATGTAGGCGGATTTTGGTGTGGTGGCCGTCAACCTAAAATAGAAAAGATTGGCCCTTGGAAACGTCCAAACGGTAAAGGCCGTACCTTTGCTGTCGGTGATCGTACCAGTGGAAAATATGCACGTTTTTATGAACGTGGAAAAAAAGAGGGTAGTCCTTTAAGTCCTTGGGTACGTGCTGAGGTCGAGTTTAAGTCTAAAGACCGCTACATCCCGCTTGATATTTTGCTCTCACCGTCTCAGTACTTTCTAGGCGCTTACCCTTGCTTTGAGTGGCTTGCCAAGCAATTAGAAAAAGATTTTTGCACCCCTGAAAAGACAAAAGTTGTTAAAAAACAGTCTGAAATCAGTTGGGATAAAGCAATCGACGTTCTTAAAGTGCAATTCGGAAAATACATCCGTCAATTTGCCAAGGTGCTCGAACCTCAAGTACTGATCACTATGATTTCATCCGATAAAGATGAAGTCCCAAAACGTCTCAAGTTTTCACACGCTGCTGTCATGCAGTCAATTCGTTTAAATCAACACTTTGAATCCAAACCAACATCACTGGAAGAGATGCCGCTTTTTGTCGGTAAACCACTGGTGAACATGTCTGCTTATAAGGAATTTGTCCATGCAATTTGAATCAACAATCGTAGTACTGGGTGCTAAAGCGTCTAAAGGTGAATTTAACGGTCGGGCATACGATTCGACTAAGGTTTTCGCTCAGTCAGAATTACAGGAAGGTGAGAACTTTGCTGGGTTTGTGTCTACCGAATATTCGTGGGGTACATCGTTCAATTTTGAACGTATCAAAGGCATTGAGTATCCATTCAAAGCTAAAGCAGTGATGCAGATCGTCTCGAACGGTAAAGATTCAAAGACCATCATGCTTGACCTAGTCCCTGAAAAAACAGCTCCTAAGGCTTAAGGATTTTAAAAAATGGCATACGAATGCAAGACATTACAGATCCAAAATGAATTGCCCGTATGTACAGAATGGCAAGAAGCTAGCTTTTTGCCTGAATTAACCTCTGCGGATCGCGACTTGATCCTCCAGTGGGCGATAGGGATTTTCGCATTAGTCTTTGTCGTTAGAAAAATAATGCGATTCTTTTAACAATTAATTGAGGCTCATCTCATGAACAAAACTTTAAAACAACGTCTTGCTATCGTAAATAGCAAAAACATTGCAACTTATGGAACTGGTGCTGTGGTTTCAACTGCTCTTATGTCAAGCAATGCCAATGCTCTTGATGTTTCAGCCGCTTTAACTGGTGCTGATGCTGAAGCAAATATTGAAACTGGTGCGCTTTGGGCATTGGGTATCGTAGTTGTGATTTACGGTGCTAAAAAAGTTATTGGCTTCTTCGGTCGTTAATTTTTGGAGCCAAGAAAATGACTCAAAGTGATTTGAATTGGATCATCTTAGCCGTTGTTTTCTTGGCTTTTTATCGTCTTTTAAAGTAAGAAATTAAATATTTGGGGGTTGTATGAAAGCGTTTAAATATTTGATTTTTATTTTATTATCAATAACTTCTTTCAATACCTTTGCTCTATATCGTGTTCATGATTCTACTGGTTCGACTGCTGCTGCTGCATGTCAAGCCTACGCTTCTTCTCAAGGTCATACATACGTTTCTTCAACTAATACAGTTTGTAAAACCAAATACTATAATCAAGATAATGAATACTCAATTGAGTTTGAGTCTGATCCTGATCCTGATCCCGAGCCCGAACCTGAAAAATGCGAAGCGGGAATTGTTCCTATCACATTAAAAGTTCCTGTTAGTTCGGGAAAAATGGTCTGTGTTAATAGCTGTCAATATTCTCTGACTAAATGTGTTGATGTTGACTTTGAAGCGGGCATGACCTGTGATGGAGTTAATGAGGGTCGAGAGTGCGGAACTCCTCCCCCAACAACAACGCCAACAACTCCCCCAGTAACCCAAGACCCAACAAATCCAACTGACAAAACAGACGAGCAAAAAACATTCGAAAACATCATGCATGTTATCGGTGAAAAATTAGATGGTATTAAAGATGCCATTACAGGCGGAAATCAAAATCAGGATGGTGGTGACACTGGCGGTTCAAATGGTGGCAATACTGGTTCTGAAGTAAACGTCAATGTAGATATGTCTGAAACCAATGCCAAGATTGACGAAACAAACTCATTAATAGATGAATTAACGAAATGGTTTCAGGGTGAAGACTTGGGCGATGACATTTTTGGCGACCAAGAACCACCCGAAAAAGAATTAACGCCACAGCAATTTGATACAAATATTTTCTCAAGCCGTTCTCAGTGTCCTGCCGATGCAAGGCTTAGTTTCAATTTATTGGGTGGTAAATCTTTTACTAAAACTTTCGAATTTAAAGACTGGTGCGACAATTTAGAAATTTTCGGCTCATTAATTCTTATTGCTTCCTATCTTTTCGGTGCTTATATCATAGTGAGTAAATCATAATGCCCGCAATTTTAATTACGATTTTAGCTGCTTTTGCTTCTTCACTTGTTGCAAAGTTAATGTTAGGCGCTGGTCTAGCTTTCTTGTCTTATACATTTATTAATGATCTTGTCGCTCAAGCTCAAACAGCAATGCTCGGACTTTATTCTAATATCCCTGCAAATATTGTTGGCGTTTTAGGTATTTTAAAAATACCTCAAGCTTTATCTGTAATTATGTCTGCAATTGGTACAGCAGCTTTTATCAAATCATCAAAATTGGCGATAGGCAAAGGATAAGCAAGCAAGGAGGAGGAGTTTCGACGACAACGCGCGCGCTTATCCTTGCCAAGAGGTTAAAACAATGCAAACACTTATATCAGCACCTCCAAGAACAGGCAAAAGTCTCTATTGCATGTCTTTAATTGATCAATTATCAAGAAAACACCCGAATAGACGTATTTATACAAATATCATTGGAATGAATTACCCTGGTGTATTAACCATTAATTCAACACCTGAAAAGCCTTTTGATTGGCGTGACCTGCCTGATGGTTCAATTATTTTTTTTGATGAAGCGCATGAACATCCTGCATTTAGCGCACAAGACTTGCTTGGTACTGCCCGAACCGATGCAGAAAAAAAACGTAAAGCAGAAATTTTAGACATTGGTGATTCTTTAACTTTGCATGGTCATTTTGGCTTTGATATATATTTGATTACTCAAAACCCTAAATTATTACGTGAACAAGTGCGAGCTGCTTGTTCAGTGCATTACGTTATGCGTAGATTGTGGGGTTTAGACGTTGCAATGATCTATGAGTTTGCAGAAGTTCAAACCTATTTTGCGAATGCAACAAGAAAACAGGCTTTATCTGTAAAGCGTTTTCGCTATCCAAAAAATTTATATAAATATTATGTATCTTCAAATGTGCATAACATTCAAAAGCGTGTGCCTTTGCTCTACATGTCCTTTTTTGCAATTCCTGTATTAATTTTCGCTATGGGTTATTCAAAGGCTTCTGACACTGGCTTTTTTGGATTGTTTGAAAAAGATAAACAGGCACAACAAATTGAAAAATTGCCTACTGATCTGCCACAAGCTGAAATTGTTACATATACCCCTGAACAACAAAAAGAGATTGATACAAAAAGGGCTGAGTTCATGGGCTTAACTTATGATCAATATATGGACTTACAAAATCCTCAAGCGCAAGATGCAAAAAACTTAGCAGCTAACCAAAATTCAATCGATCAAATTGTAAATACCTACAATGCAAATAATCCTTTCGATTACTCTTACATGCAAGCTCCCCCAGTGACAGCCTATCAAGTTTTTTCAGGTTGCATGAATGGCGTTCCTTATGACACACAAGGGACAATTCTCCATGATGCACCTAAAGACTTATGCAAAAGAGTTATGAAAGGTGATAGACCGTTTAACCCTTATAAACAACCTGAACAGGCAGTAAATTATGAGTATGCATCTGCTAAAGAAAACATTGAAATACCTAATAATCCAAATCCTGCGGAAATTATTGAACCGATTCCTTTAGAACAAAAAGTTTCAAGGGTGATTACTGGAGCGCATTCACTATGAATGAAATTATAAGTGGTGTGACTGTAGTTTTTGGATTTGGTCTTTTAATTCTGTATTTTATGCATAGGCAAAGATAATTTATAGCTTTGGCTCTATGCGTTCATTGCTTTTGCTTTCCATTTCTTTACTTAGTTTTTTTACACCACTGATTGATAATATGACCATTTGAATTAGTTCGAAAATTGCAGTGCAAATAATTCCACCGATGATGAATCCAAACCAAAATACATATTTATCAATGCTGCAATCAAACATAGTTAATTCCATAATTTGTAGAACGAGTGTCTACGAGTGATTCGAGGTTTCGATTTTATGACCATCTTCTCCTTGATTACAAGCTCCCATTTAAACTTGATCGGTAGTGGCAGAGCATCCCGAATGGGTGCGAACTGATATGAGTAATAGACACGTATATAGCACAATTGCATACAGTAGGAGCAAGGGTGTTTTACGCAAAGAAGATTATATTTTTATGCGTGAATGCCTAGAAAAACACTTAGAAAACATGCAGTTATCTAATGAAGATTTAGCTCGAGAGATTGACATTTTAAAGGTGCTTTTTATTAAATTGGATCACACCATAAACAGGCTGTAATGACGAATTAGCGGCTTATAACATGCGGGTTACGATTGACTAAATTTAAATCAAAATAGGGTGTTTTTATGTTTGAGACTGTTTTTATTTCTGATCCTAATTTTAAATATACTCAATATTTTACTTTTGAGAATTTTTTATTGGCTTTCTGTGTTGCTGTTACTATTGCTGCAATTTTTATTATCATTTCTGATATTTTTACAGATGAACAATTATAA